GTACAAGCGGGAACAATGACCGGTTGGCGACGCGCCCGAATGTTGGCAAATCGTGAACCATTAACATTGGAAATGTTGAACCGCGTCAAATCATTTTTTGCACGTCACGAGGGCAACCAAACAATCGCGGAACGTTTTAAAGATACGCCGTGGCGCGACAATGGTTTTGTTTCCTGGAATTTATGGGGTGGTACTGCAATGCGCGATTGGGTGAATAAAAAGTTGAATGATTTAAACGATTAGTTTGAAATTAGATCGGGACAAATGGCAAACGGATTTCGAAAAGCAATTGGACATTTCCGAAAAAAAACAAATTGCAATTGTTAAGCGTTTTTATAAAAGCGAATACAACAAAGGCATTGAATCGTTTATTGCGGACGGACAAACCAATTTCCAAAACTTATTTGACGACAAACCATTGTTGAAAATTTATTCCGATTTATACACACAAATTGGAATTCGATTTGCTAATTGGTACGCCAAAAACTTTGAAAAGTATTTGACCAAACAAATTGACACTTCAAATTTAGATGATATTTGGGCCGCACGGTTTGCAGCGTTGGGCGTTGCCGTCGGTTCACAACGCGTTTCGTTGGTCGCCGGTACTGCAAAACAAACGCTTATTCGAATCACACAACGATTGATGTCGGATCCGGAATTTATGACATTGGGCGCCGTTGAAAAGGCGCGAATATTACGCAACCAATTCAATAGATATTCACAATTCCAGGCCGAACGTTTGGTCCGAACCGAATCAACCGCCGCGGCTAATTTCGCAACGTCCGAAGCCGCAACAACAATTTTTCCGGGCGACCAATTACAAAAGGAATGGATTGCAAGTTTTGACGATAGGACACGGCCAACGCATCAGCGCGCCGACGGACAAATCGTTGACCAAAACGCGTCATTTTCTGTTGGTGGTTTTTCAATGATGTTTCCGGGTGATCCAAGCGCACCGGCAAAAGAAGTCGTCAATTGTCGTTGTTCAATTGCTCACATACCAAAAGAGGGCGCGCAAACTATTGAGGAAATTCAATCCATTGGTTTGGGGGTTGCCGCCGGTGGCTTTACTAATTTTTAAAAATCGTATATTTACAAAAATTTTATTATGAATACAATTCTTTACAAAGCGGCGCCCGTTGGTGAATTAATCGACGCGGACGAAAAGGCCGGAATTATAAAAGGTTACGGAAGTTATTTCGGGAACAAGGATTCCGACAATGATGTCATCGTCAAAGGCGCATATAAAAAGACAATCGCCGAAAATGGTGAACGCGTGAAATATTTATATCAACACGATATGAATCAACCAATTGGAAAAATGACCGAATTATATGAAGACGACAAAGGATTGGTTTTCGTTGCCGAAATTGCAAAAACACAAATGGGAATGGACGTTGTTGAACTTATGAAATCCGGCGTCATCACCGAAAATTCAGTCGGTATAATGCCAATTCAAAAAGAAAATAAAGGCGATTACCGTGAAATTAAAGAGGTTAAATTATACGAAATTAGCGCCGTTACATTAGCGGCCAACGATCAAGCCAAAATATTAGACGTCAAAGGAAATATTGACGTTGAGAAGTTGTCAAAAAGATACGACAATCTCTCGAAACTAATTCGCAAAGGTTCAATTTCCGATGAAATGGGATTTGCAATTGAAGCGGAAATATTAAAATTAAAATCATTATTTGTGGAATTCACGAAGCCGGTTGACGAAATCACTTCGCCGAAAAAAGAAACAAAAAACGATGATTTAGAAGTGTTAAATTATTTACTAAATTCCTTAAAAAACTAAAAATGGAAGAAAATATCAAAAATCAATTGGACCAATTTAATAGCGCCATTGATTCAAAAATCGAAAAATCAAACAACGAAGTTGTTGAAGCGGTTGTTGTTAAAGCAAACGACATTGTAAAAAATGAAGTTTCTGAAATGGCAACAAAATTAAATGAGAGATTAGACGCGATTGAAGTTGCTAACAAAAAGCAATTCAGCGCTAAAAAAAGAATGTCATTCAAAGGCGCTTTAAATGAAGCGTTTTCAAATGGTGCAATCGAAAAAATGGCAAAAGGTCATTCAAGAAGTGCAGCATTCGAAATTAAAGCCGATATGACAACGGGCGCCGATTTTACCGGTTCGGTGATACCGGCCGACGTGGTTCCTGGATTCAAATTTGATCCAACAAGACCACAACATATTCGTCAATTATTGGCGCAAGGTTCAACCACATCCGATGTTGTTCGTTACGTAAAAGAAAGCGGATATTCAAACGGCGCCGACATCACGGCCGAGGGCGCGACCTTTACACAGTCCGATTTTGACATGACCGCAACCGACGCAAACGTCAAAAAAATTGGAACGTATTTTAGAATTAGCGAGGAAATGTTGGCCGATACCGCACAATTGACTTCTTATTTGTCAAGCCGTGCGCCAGAAAAATTGTTGGACGTTGAAGACGTAAACATTTTAAGTGGCAACGATTTGGGCGGGATTGAAAATTCCGCAACTACATTCGCCGCCGGTAATTTAGCCGACGCCGTTGACAACGCAAACGAATTTGACGTTATTGTTGCTTCTTTAAATCAATTAGCATTGGCAAACTACAACGCCGATACAATTTTATTGAACCCAACAGATTTTCATAAAATCCTATTGTTAAAAGATAGCCAAAACAACTATTTAAAAGAACAAGTTTATCAAGGTTTACAACCCGTGTTTATGGGCGTGAAAGTTGTTTTAAATAGCGCTATTAGTGCCGGAAACTTCCTAATTGGAAACTTTGGCGTTGGAACACAACTTTGGGTTCGTGACGGAATAAATGTTGAGTTCTTTAAAGAGGACGGAACAAACGTTCGTGACGGTTTTGTGACTGTTAGAGTTAGCGAGAGAATCGCATTGACAAACTACTTACCAAACGCGTTTGTTAAAGGTTCATTTGCAACTGCAAAAGCTGCATTGGAAACACCGTAATTTTACGGATAATCAACCAAAAACAAAGGCTTGGATTTATTCCGGGCCTTTTTTTTATGCCTTTATTTTAGGGCGCCCAACAGATAAGAAACAAAAAAAACAAAAAAAACTTTCAAAAAAAGTGAAAATATTTTTTTAATTCCAAAATAAAATGTACTTTTGAATCATCAAACAACAACAAACTATTAAAATTAAACATTATGTACAAATTGAAAGAAATACAATTAGCGACAAAAGAATTAAATTTCACAAACGAACAAAATATTGCGGTATTATTTGAAACCAATAAATATCAATGTTCGATTTTAGAAGCAATCAAATTAGTATTAAACAGTAGATATTAAAATAATTAAAAACATTAACCGGCCGGGGAAACCCGGCCACAATTTTAGACAAATGAAAACAACAACCGGATTAACAATCATTCACGACGGAAAACGTGTGAATGTTTACACCAAAAAAGAAATTGAAAATTTGGAATCTCAAAGCAAATTCGATAAATTTTTAAATAGAATGTTGAACCTTTTAAATATTAACTAATGGCGTGGGGATTAGATTATTTTCCGGACGATGAACCGGAATTCGAATGCCGTGTTTGCGGCGTCAAATTATTTGAGGACGTTTTTGTTTGTTCAGATATTTGCTTTAAAGCGGACCAACTATGAAAAAATTTCTTAACTTTATTTTAACAATGTTGTTTTGGTTTTTTGCCACACGTCAAATGTTTCTTTATAACGATATTATCGGAACAATATTTTTATATGTTATCGGCTTTTCGTTGGCCTTAAATAGCGAAGATTAATTTTATTAGTTAGTTTGATTTGAAAAGGCGGTTATTAATTTAACCGCTTTTTTTTATAACTTTATAAAATGAATCCGAATCAATTTGGTTGTTTCGCCGAATACCTTTTCGCCGTTGAAGCGATGAAAAACAATTTATTAGTTTCGTTTCCGCTGCTTCATACGTCCATTTATGACTGCATTGTTGATTCGCCAAAAGGATTGTTCAAAGTACAAATAAAAGCCATTAACGAGGACAACAGAACGCGCAACCGAATAAGATTGTCCGACAGAAATCAAAACGAATATAAAACAACGGACGTTGATTTTTTCGCCATTTATTCCAAACAACGAAACGGTTTTTTCATAATTAAAAACGACGGCGTTTTGAAATCCTTTACATTGGGAATGAAAAAATATTCAAATAATTTTAATAACTTTGCAATACTTTAATGTTTTTCATATTGTTTTCATTCGGAAAAGCGTCACAATTTAATGTGGCGCTTTTTTTTTATCTTTACAAAAATATTTAGTTATGCAATTAAAAATCAAAACTTCAATTTTAAGAGGCGGGAAACGTTACGACGAGGGCGACAAAATCGAATTGCCGGATCACATCGCCGCCAATTGGATTTCCAGGGGTTACGCTTCGCCAATAGTTAAAAAGCAAAGCAAAGCCAAAATTGAAACAAAGGAATTGAAAATCGAACAAGTTGAAACAAAAGACGATGCGACAAATTAAAATAAACACAACAAGCGGCGTTGAATTATTGACAACGCAAAACGTCAAAGATTATGTTCGTATTGATACAACCGCCGACGATACTTTAATCGCTGCAATGATTTCACAAGCGCGGATTTGGTGCGAAAATTACATTTCGCGTGATATTATGCCAAAAGGTCGAAGCTATTATTTAGACAAAACAAACGGCGTTTTTGATTTGCCATTTGGTCCGGTTGCTACAATTACCGAAGTTTCAATTAAAGGAATTGTCACAACAAATTATGAAATTTTGGGATTGAAAAAAGAAACAATCGAATTGGATCAAGGACCGGCCGAACGTGTTAAGGTTATTTATAACACAAACGGGTTGAACAATCCATTAATCAAACAAGCGATGCTGCAATTGATTTCAACGTATTACGACAATCGCGCGGATTTTGTGACCGGATCAATTGTTTCTGAAATCCCAACAAATACAAAAAATATATTAACGTCATATAAAGCAATGTTCATTTAATGCAAGCCGGGAAATTAGATTCTAAAATTACAATCAAACGTTTGACAAAGGTCGCGGACGGTTTCGGCGGTTACAACTCAACATTGGGAACCATTGCAACGGTTTGGTGCCATTTAACGCAAATTAAGGGCGAAATAAAAGACAAATTCGCAAAAAGAGGTCAAGACATTGACGTCGAAATTACAATGCGTAAAAACACCGCGGATTTAATTCAGTTGGGCGACGTGTTCACATTAGAGGGCGCAACGCAAAAATACAGAATAAACGACAAATTTGAATTTGACTTGGATTTCTTTACAAAACTATTGGCGACAAAATCACAATAAATGGACGTAAACATAAAAATAAACGCTTCGGATTTGTCAAAACTCAACAAAAAGTTGGACAAACTTCGCGCGTTTGAATCGCAAAAGGTTTCCAATGAATTGGGAAAAACCGGCCTGGAAATCGTAAGGTTGGCAAAACGTGCCGCGCCGGTTGACAAAGGCACGTTAAAACAATCGATTAGCGCACAACGAAGCGGTAAAACGTTGAATGTGATTGCCGCGGCACATTATTCGCCTTATGTTGAATTTGGAACCGGTGACGACGTTGATTTGGACGATATGTTGCGATTAGGCATTCCGGAAAGATACGCAAGGCAATTTAAAGGTAAAACCGGCCGAAAGGTCAATTTGCCGGCGCGTCCGTTTTTTTTCAGTTCCGCGCGCGTTGGGTTTCAAAATTTATTCAATCGCCTAAATGGTGAAATTAAAAAAGCAATAAAATAATGAAAGACGCAATTCGATTTGTACGCAAAGCAATCATAACAAAATTAACCGGCAACGTCACGATTGACGGTTCAGCCGTTTCGGTTTACAATAGAGTTCCAACGGACGCAACCTATCCATTTATAAAAGTTTATTCAGTTTCAACCGACGAAACGGACCAAAACCAAACGTCATTCACAACCGAAACAATCACGCGAATCGAATGCGTGACGCGTTTTAGTTCAAACGACGGCGGTGAATTAGACGTCAATATAATGGTTGAAAAATGTTTGGAACAATTGCGAACGCGGTCGGCTAACTATATTAATTTAGTTAGTGACGGATTTAATGTTTATACAAGCGTAAACGAGGGCGTGAAATATTTAGAAGATGATTTAAGTGACTTTACATATTTTCGGGCAATCATTGAATTGTCAAATAAAATCGAACAAATTTAATAAAATGAATGATTTGAAACTATATTTATTAAACACCTTTTCTTTTGTAGTTTCATTTACTGCGGTTGATGAGATTCTTAAAATTGTATTATTGTTGATTTCTGTTGGGTACACCGCACAACGTTGGTATTATCTAAACAAAAACAAAGGCAACGACAATGACTAAAAATTTTAAAATTTCTGAATTCGCATGCAAAGGAAATTTAAAAGGTTGCGAATGTAAAATGACCGCCAACGTCAAAAACAATCTTTTGAAATTAGCCGAACAATTACAGATTTTACGCGATTATTTGGGCGTTCCAATTAAAATAAATTCGGGTTTTCGTTGCGCCGATTACAATGACAATTTTGTTAATGGCGCCAAACATTCACAACACAAATTGGGTAAAGCGGCGGACATCGTGGCCGAATCAAAACACCCGTTTGAATTGTATCGTTTAATTGACGAATTAATTGAAATGAAAATTCTAAATTTTGGCGGCGTTGGAAAATACAACACGTTTACACACGTTGACATTCGCGATCAGAAAGTTCGATTTGATAAAACAACAAAATAATGGCAAAACAATCGTATAAAGATAAAAACGGAACAACGCGCGTTGGTGATGCTTTGCGTTGGTTGGTGGCGCGTGGAAAAGATGTTGCGCCGGAAATTTTGGACATTGCGGCCAATATTACCGGGATTGAATCATTGAACAAATTAAGCGATAAAATAAAAAGCGATTGGCAATTGTCCGAAGCCGACAAACAAATGTTGTTGGCGGAGTTGGAATTTGACGTGATTGAAATGCAAGAAGTCACTAAACGTTGGGTTTCCGACAATGCAACCGATTCGTTTTTGACACAAAACATTCGGCCGCTTGTGTTGGCTTTTTTAACGTTGACGTTGTTTATATATATTATTTTAGATTCGTCGATTGGTGGCTTTAATATTGCGCCACAATGGATTGATTTGTTGTCGTCGTTGCTGCTGCTTGTTTATGGCGGTTATTTTGGCGCACGTTCAGCGGAAAAGATTGTCAAAACCTGGAAAAAATAAAATGGCTAAAAAACAAATTAATTCTTTTTTTAAGAAGCAACGAAAAAAACGTCCCAGGCGTCATTCCAAAAACAAATCGTTGTCCCAACGCAAAAAAAAATACATCGGTCAAGGTCGAAATTAAGCCAAAAACAACAATTTTAAATTTTGTATTTTTGTAGATAATAAACAAAAAAAAAATTTATGGCTTCTAATTTATATTTTTCAAGCGATTTTCAAAAACTTTCATTTGGCGACAATGGTTTACGCATCGTTCCGGCGTCCGGAACATCAAACGCGGGTGAAAACTTTTGCGCAATTCAAGCAATCGAAGCGTCAACCATAACGTGCGACATTGACGCCGCGGCCGGTGATGCTTCAATTACGTCTTTGGCGTTGCCCGCCGGATCAATTATTTACGGTAATTTTGACGACGTCAATTGTGCATCGGGCAAAGTGATTTGTTATTTAAGATAATACCAATTCAATGATTGGGTTAGGCCTTAAAATACAAAACGCCATTGTTTTACAAACAAGCGAAATTCCGGGATTGTTGTCGGCGTTACAATCGCGCGCAACAAATTTTGAAAATTCAGCCGGAACAACGACAATATTAACCGCTTTTGAAAATATAGAATAGATGAGTAATTTATTAGAAAAAGCAAGTATAATTTTGACGCCGACGGCTTATTCGGACGGCGATTTACATTGTATAAAACCAAACACCGCAACGGGTGATTTTGACTTTACAAGAAGCACAACCGCAACAAGAGAAAATTCAAGCGGTAACATTGAAAGCGTTGCGGCTAATTTGCCACGCATTGATTATTTAGGTGGAACTGCGCATATTTTATTTGAACCGCAATCAACAAACGTTACTTCAAACAGTGAACAACCCTCAACGTGGCATTCAAACAATAATGTAGCAATAACCACAAACGCAACAACCTCGCCAGAGGGTACAACAAATTCCTCTTTGGTGGTCGTAGATGGAAGTAGTGGCGCAGTCCATACAAGAAATTTATGTAGTTTTTCAAGTGGAAGCGGAACACAAACCGTCACAGCGAGTTGTTTTTTAAAATATTACAACAATCAATGGGTTAGATTGAAAAGTAATTTTTTCACAGGAAGTGCCGCCAACGGTAAAAGTAGTTTTTTTGATATTCAAAACGGTGTTTTAGGAACTGTTGATGCAACCCATACCGCCAAAATGGAAAATTACGGGAATGGTTGGTATAGATGTTCAATCACTTTTGATATTGACAAAGACACGGACAATGTTGGTTATATGCAAGTCGAACCAATGAATGATGATAATACAAGTACTTACGCGTCAATAGGTCAAGGCTTTTATGCTTTTGGTTCACAAGGGGAGGAATTATCGTTTATGACTTCATACATACCAACAGGCAGCAGCTCTGTTACAAGAAGCGCAGACGAAGCCAACAATTCAGGTTCAAGCGATTTAATAAACTCAACAGAGGGGGTTTTATATGCGGAACTTTCAGTTTTAAATACCGCTTCTACTATAAGGGCTATTACAATTTCAGACGGCAGTATATTAAATTCCGTAGAAATTTTGTACTTATCAAACGGCAATTTTGGATTTAGAATAAGAGTAAACAATGTAGTAGAGTATTTACAAACATCAGCATTAGCAGATGCAACTCAATTTGTGAAAGCTGCAATTAGTTATAAAAGCGGAGATATTAAGTGTTTTATAAACGGTTCAGAGTTCAACACAAATACGACATCTTTTTCTTTTACAAACTCATTATCCGAATTGGCTTTTGATAGAGGAAATGGGGGAAATGATTTTCAAGGAAAAGTCAAATCCGTTGCAGTATTTAAAGAAGCATTAACAGATACGCAACTAACATCTTTAACAACATAAAAATAACATTCTAAAATTTTGTATTTTTGTACAAACTACAAAAATGGCAATTTTAGACAAATCAAAATTTTTATTAATTCCGTCCGGTTACAAGTCCGCAAAAGTTTATTCAATTTTTCCAAGTTCCGGCGCATTTGATTTCACGTTTGCGCGTACCGGTGACGGCGCAACGCGTCAAAATGTTAGCGGTTTAATTGAAACAAAAAGCGCCAATATACCGCGATTGAATCATTACAATAGCGGTTGTCCGTCTTTACTTGTTGAGGGTTCAGCGTCAAATATTCAAGTTCGATCAGAAGAATTTGACAATGCGGTTTGGAATAAAACAAACATCACCGCAACGGCGAATCAAATTACATCACCGGACAACACAACAAACGCCGACAAAATTTTAAGAACGTCAACGTCGTCGTCCTTTATACAAGACACTTCAACAAAATCATCTGCGGCGGCTTTGCAAATGACAACATCGGTTTTTGTCAAACAAGGTGAGGGCGATTTCTTTGCTTTAAGGTCAACCGGAACTTATCCAAACCGCGTTGACGCAAGGTTTCAATTTAGTACAAAAACAATTTATTCATACACCGCAAGTGGAACATTCACCGCCGGAAACACAAAAGTTGAGGAATACGGCAATGGGTGGTTTCGTTTGCAATTTGAATACACAACGGACACCGCTTCAACAATTAGCGCCACTTTTTCGCCGCGATCATCGGACGGCGTTATTGACGCAACAAATTCAACATCAACGTCATTTGTTTATTTATGGGGTTGCCAGGTTGAACAATCAGTCGGCGCAAGTACATATATAAAAACCGAAGCGGCCGCGGTCACACGAAATTTTGACGATTGCGTTAATACGGCCACATTCACATTGGGCGCCGATGCGACGTTTTATTTTGATTTTGAAATTGACACATACACCGACGATTTTTTGCGGTTGTTGTCCATTACAAACGCGGGATTGACAAAATATTTGCGTCTAAATTCTAAAAAAGACGGAACAAATTATTTTGGTTATGTTCGCGCAACATCAAACAATGGGACGGCGAATTCATTGATAACGTCAAGTGAAAATTTGATACCATTTTTTCAGCGCAATAAATTGGCAATTCGTTTGTTTGGTAATTCTTTTAAAATATTTTTAAATGGTTCACAAATAAAAGCCGGAACGGTCACGGGTGATTTTGACGTTTTAAATGGCGAAGCAATTGTTTCAGATTTTGCCGAAACCACAACAACAACCGGAATGACGCGAAAAATATTTGCGCACGCTATATTTGACGAAACATTGACAACAAGCGAATTGACAACACTAACAACACTTTAAAATAAAAAAAATGATAGTTAAAAAATACGAATTTCCAAGCGAAAAAAAAGCGGACGAATACATTAAAAAATTAGGCGTTATAAAAGACGACGAGGGCAACGAACACCCCGCGCACAAAAATTCAATTGTGAAGTTGGGTTTTATTTGCATAAAAGACGGCGAATATAATGACGAGGGCGAACAAATACAAGCGCCGGAGTTTGCGGACAAATATTCCGTTGACGTTCTTTGGTACGATTCAATTCGTCCGATTGATGAGGAAACAGAAATTGAGGGCGATTTGCCGTTGGATTTATGGTCCGATTATGAAATTATTTTGGACGATGAGGGCGTTCACGCATTTATGGGCGTCAAATATATACTTGAATAATTAAAATAAATAATTCGTATATTTACAAAAAATTTAATAAACTTAAAAAATAAATAAATGGCAACAACGGGAGTTTTTAACGGGACAAACTTATTATTAAAAATCGGCGGAACAACGGTCGGACACACAACATCTTGTTCGCTTTCATTATCAATGGACACGCCGGAAGCGACAACAAAAGATTCAGCGGGATTTTCTGAATATATTGGTGGCGTCAAAGGTGGCGAAATATCATTCGAGGGTTTAATTGCTTATGACGATTCATTTAACGGAATTCAAGCAGCAGACAACCTTTTAAATAGAACAAAATTAACTTGCGTATTTGGAACGGCAGAAAGCGGCGACGCTATATATACCGCCGATGCATTTTTGACATCTGTTGAAATGTCCGGCGAAATGGAAGCGGCAACCACTTATTCCGGTTCACTTACAATTACCGGCGCGATTGTAAAATCCACAAACTAAAAAATTTAAAGTTTATTATTTTCGGCCGCCGTCATTTTTTGGCGGTGGCTTTTTTATTTATTAACGACAAACAACAACAAAAATGGCAAACAAACAAAAAGGGTACATTGACATCAATGTCGGTGGCAAAAAACGCACACTTCATTTCTCAATGAATTTTTGGTCGGAGTTTACCGAACAAATGGGAATTTCACTTCAAGACATCGGAAACGTTTTTCAAAACGGTATATCATTAAAGGGATTGCGGGCGCTTATTTATTCCGCAATATTGGCAAACGACCAGGAAAACGGAAACGATGTTGATTATAATATTTTCACCGTTGGCGCGTGGTTGGACGATTTGGAAGCGGAAACAATCAATGACATTGTGAACGCGATGTTGCAATCCAAAATTTTAGGTAATTCACTAAACGCCGAAATGGAAAAGCCGGGAAAGGTGAAGCCGTCAAAAAAGTAAATTTTGAAACTTTGACCGATTATTACATCGGTTTGATTGGCATAAAACCAAACGATTTTTGGCGGCAAACGTGGCGTGAAAACGGATTGATCGCCGAACATTATCACAACAACATCAATTTGCAATGGGAACAAACGCGGTATTTGGCCGCAATGATTCACAACGTCCAATGTCAAAAGAAATCGCAAATGTTGAAACCGGAACAATTGTTTGAATTGCCGGTTGACAAAAAACGTCAAATTGAACTCGCCAAACCAAAATCGACACGGGAACAAATGGAAGCGTTTGAATTAAAAGCCAAACAAATGACGAACAAAAAGACGTTAAAATAAGTACAAAAAACGGCAAAAGTACAAAAAACGGACATTTGATTTAAGGCGCTTTTTAGCCGTTTTAAGCGGTTTTTATACCGCTGCGCTATATATATACCAAAAATTCGAGAACATTCAACAGTCAAAATTTACCTTCGTATAAAATTGAAAAAATTTTTTAAATTTTAATGCGTCTTTTTTTTTGTATTTTTGTCTAAAATATTCCTTTTATGGCCGAATCAAATTTAAAATTAAACATCACCGGCGATTCGTCGAAACTTAAAAATGCTTTAAGTTCCGCGAGTTCAAAATTACAATCTTTTGGTTCTAAAATGCAAAGTGTTGGAAAATCAATGTCCACACGTTTGACGTTGCCGTTGGTTGCCGCGGGTGGTGCCGCAATAAAATTCGCAAGTGATTTTCAGGAATCAATGAACAAAGTTGATGTTGCATTTGGAAACTCGCGAAAAGAAGTTAAAGAATTCGCAAAAACAACATTAAAAGAATTCGGAATCGCCGAGGGTTCCGCGCTTGATATGGCGGCATTGTTTGGCGATATGGCGACATCAATGGGATTGTCAACAAACGCCGCGGCGGGAATGTCAACCCAATTAGTTGGTTTAGCCGGCGATTTGGCGTCTTTTAAAAACATTGATATTGAACAAGCGCAAACGGCATTGGCCGGCGTTTTCACGGGCGAAACGGAATCATTGAAAAGATTGGGCGTTGTTATGACCGAAGTCAATTTGAAAAACTTTGCAATGGAACAAGGAATGAACGCCAATATAAAAACAATGTCGCAAGCGGAAAAGGTCGCTTTGAGATATGAATTTATTATGGCAAAAACGGCGAACGCCCAAGGTGATTTTTCACGAACAAGCGGTGGCGCTGCAAATCAGATGCGTATTTTTCAAGAGTCTTTAAAAGAATTGGCCGCGCGATTTGGTGAAATTATTTTGCCAGTATTTACAAAATTAGTGACTTTTTTGAATGGTTTAATTCAACGATTCGGCGATTTGTCGCCAACGGTTAAAAAAGCCATTTTAATATTTGGCGGCGTTGTTGCTGCATTGGGACCGGTGATTGCAATAATTGGAAGTTTATTGACAATGGCGCCGGCAATCGGTGCCGCATTAACTTTGATGACCGGGCCTATTGGTTTGGTCGTTGCTGCATTGACCGCAGTTGGCGTTGTTATTTATAAAAATTGGTCAGGTATAAAAGCCGCATTGATTAAAGTCGGCAATTATTTTATTGAATTATACAACAATTCGTTGCCGATACAATTAGCCGTGGACGCAATAATTATGCAATTCAAAAATTTGGTTGCGGTTGGAAAATTTGTTTTTTCAACATTGGTCACAATTTTAAAAACGGCCGGCAAAAATATTGTTTCAATATTGGGTGGCGTTGGTGACATTATAATGGGGATTTTTACGTTTGATCCGGAACAAATAAAAGCCGGTTTTGTTAAGGCGTCAAAAGGTATTAAGGACAATATGATTAGCGCGTTCAATGATATTAAAACCGACGCCAAAACATTGGGTTCAAGTGTTGTTGATAATTTCAACGAGGCATTAGAACAAAAACAAATTTCGCCAATTGTCGTTCCGGTGGCGGTTGTTTCAGCCGGTGACGGCGGTCAAGCTGCGGGCGGTGGCGGAACAACAACAACAACGTCCGGTGGTGGTGGTTTAGGTGGTCAAGGTCGTGGAACGGCAACAAGTGTTTCGGCGCTTGAATCCGGCGGTATTATGACACCGGTCACAAACGCAATAAAAGCCGACACGGCGGGAATCCCGGCGGCAATTGCCGAACAACAATCGGTTTTATCCGAACAACAACAAATTGCAATCGCAAACGCGGCCGCATTTAATTCAGAAATTGGAAACATTATCACGGGCGGTTTACAACAATTGGCAACTGGCATAGGAATGGCATTGGGCCAAGCATTGGCCGGCGGCGGTAATTTAGCCAAAAAACTTTCACAAGTTGTTTTGACAACTATTGGCAATATGGCGATTCAATTAGGTAAACTTTCATTAGGTGTTGGAAAAACTGTAATTGCCATAAAAAAAGCGCTTGAAAATTTAAGTGGTCCGGTTGCTATTGCGGCCGGTATAGCTTTAATTGCGTTGGGTTCGTTTGCAAGGGCGCAAGCAAGTAAAATTGCCAAAGGTGGCGGTGCAACCGCATTCGCCAACGGTGGTATTGTTAGCGGTCCCACAATGGGATTGGTTGGTGAATATCCAGGCGCGCGACAAAATCCGGAAGTCATTGCACCATTAAACAAATTACAATCAATGATTGGTGGCGCCGGTGGTGGAAATTTAACCGTGACCGGAAACGTGAGGGTTGACGGTCAAGACTTATTGATTGCGATTGAACGCGCCAATGAAACGGCCGGACGAATATATTAAAAACAACTTATGGCATACGGCGTAAAATATAGGCTTGAATTTTCGGACGTTTTGGGATATCCAAAAAAACTTGAAATACTTAAAAAAAATTATTCCGGTGATGTTTTGCCAATTATCGGCGGCTCAAATCCCGTTCAAATTTCGTGGCAATCATCAGACGATTTTTATAAGTCAATAATCGGATCAAAATGTCAATTGAAATTGTTTGTCACCGATTCGGTTTCATACGATGATTTTTATAAATTCGATGAACGTGAATACAAAGTCAATGTTTATTATTCCAAACCAATTGTTGATGATTTTGAAACGCGCATTGTTGCGGACAGTGGGTTCATTGAATCGTTTGATTGTTTAGAAAACGAAACAAAGTTTTTCAAAGATTCAACGTTTTATCAAAAAAGGGTTTTCAATGATTCGGGAATAATAGAAAGTTTGAATTGTATTGAAAGTCAAATTTCAAATGACATTCACAACGATTTCGGTTTATTTTGGACCGGGTTTTTAGTGGTTGATAGGTTCCGCGAATCACTACAATCGCCGCCGTTTGAAATTACTTTGAACGCGTTTGACGGTTTGGGGACACTTTCAGATTTTGACGGCACGGTTGCCGATTTTTATTCGTCATCAAATACAAATTCCTACAACGACATTCAGCGAATTGCATTGATTTTGCAAAATTTAGATTTGGACATTCCAATTAATTGCATTAATGACATTACATTTTCGTCACTTATTGCGGGAAACAATTACGGTTCAACCGATTCGGTTTTTCCATATAATGCGACAATGTTCGCGTCGCAAGAATTGGCAAACGATTTTGATGTTTTCAATGCAAAACAACAATTGGAATTGATTTTAGGTTTATACAATCAAAGGATTTTTCAATCGTTTGGTGAATGGTACATTGTAGAAGCGTCAAACATTTTTGACATTACGGTCAAGGATTCAATTTTGGCGTCATTACAAGCAAATAACGCGGTTCCAACGGGCATTCAAAACGACATTTTTAATCAACTAAATTCAACGCATAATGAACGCGTAAAAAATAGGCGTCACGATTATTTGGGCGCTATTGTTGACACAATCAACGAACCGGTTGTTTTGGTGGCGCCAAAAGAATTGACACCGATTGGCGGCGATTTTAATATTGAATATTTGCAGCCGCTTAATTCTGTTATTGTAAAGTCAAAACAAAACAATTTGCGGGGTGAATTTTACAATTCAGGTTTTGAATACGGCACAAGCGATTGGACCATTTTAAATAATTACGCCGAAGTTGTTGACGCCGATTTTAAATTCAAGGGCAAAAAGGCGTTGAGGTTGACCGGAACCGCGCCAACAAGTCCGGAAAATATAAAGATAATGAATTTTCAAAGTTTTGGAACAATAGACGTTGCGAATTTCTTTGAGGAATTAAACCAATTCGGATTAGAATTTTATTATTTTGTTGAGGAAACAAGCGGCGGCGGTGTTGAAGCAAACGTTTCATTTAAAATTGATTTGCGTTTGGATTTTGTGACGCCACAATTAACGCATTTTTATGGTTGGGATTCCGACGCGAAAAAATTTACAAATTTTAGTTCGATACAACAATTGCCAGTTGTAAATAATTTAACAAGTTCGGAAAATAATTTGTTTAAAAAATTCAGTCAAAAATTAAGTAGCAACGGAATTGATCAAAGTCCAAGTCAAGCCACATTGACGGCCGTGACAATGGAAGCGTTTTTATTAAACACAACAACAACGGCGTCAACCTATGTGACAACCTATTTTGATAATATGAAAACATTTAAGCCGGACGACGTGCGGTCGGTTGATGATGTCACATTAAAAACAACGATTTCAAACGCAACCACAACCACAACAACAAAAAATTTCACGAAATATTTAAGCACAAACACCCGTCGATTTTTCAATAAAAATTTAGCACGAACACGGGACAATTTGTCCGTAATCGGTGGATCAAATTTATTTAAAAAAGCCTATGAAGTTACAACGCAAAACATCGCCAATGATTTTAGAAGTTTTGTCAAAAGATACGACGGTCTTTTTAGAAATTCAAGGCGAAAACCTTTTTCAATTCACAATAAATTATGGGTGAATTTTGCCACAAAAACAGAAAACGAACAACCGGCAATCATTGACGGATTGACATATAACGTCAAAAAAAATGAATACAAAATCACGTCGCACGTTCCAAACGATGATGACGACGTGACAACAACGAATTCATATCGATAAAACATTTTCTTTGTTTGTCGGCCGTCGTAATTTCTTTATTGATTTGCGGCGGTTTTTTTTTGAAAATATTTTTTTTATTTAAAAGAAATTTTTTACTTTTGTTGCCAACACAATTTGAAAAATATGTTTGAAAATAAATTCAAAGCGGAATTAAAGCGCTTAAATTTAAAACGTTACGATGTTTGTGAATTGCTTAATTGCACAATGCCAACATTAAAATCACGTTTGCAAAATCCGGATTCATTCACAATTGCCGAAGTCACTATTTTAAGCGACGCCGGTTTTGGAATTTCTGAAATCCTGGACATTTAATCACCTTTAAAATTTAATAAAATGAAAACAATAAATATCAAAGGACGGGAATATATTACCGTCAACGAACGTCTAAAATATTTTAGAAGCGAACCAACATTTGACGGTTGGCAAATAAAAGAATCATTGGTCCATATTGACGAAAAAGAGGGCGTTTTTAAAGTTGCTATTTGCGACGACAAAGGCGTTGAAATCGCTTCGGCGCATTCACAAGAGTATCGCGACAGTTCATATATAAACAAAACGTCATTTGTTGAAAATGGTTTCACGTCGGCATTGGGCCGGGCGTTGGGTTATTTAGGCATTGGAATTGACACGTCAATCGCATCAGCGAATGAAGTTCAAAACGCCGTTAAAAATCAAAGCGCTGAAAAGCCTAAAATAAAGGACGGTAAAAAATGGCTAACGGACGCGCAATTCAACGCGACAATGAAAGCAACAAAGGAACAAGCGGAAAAGGTATTGGCCGGCTTCTTAATTAAAAAACAATACCGCGAACAAATAAAGCAAAAATTTAATATTTAAAATCAATAAAAATGGCATACGAACACAACAATGGAAATGGAAGTTTATTTAAAAACACCAATAAAACAAATGACAATCAACCCGATTATTCCGGTACGATTAAATTACAAGACGGCACAAATCAACAAATTGCCGCGTGGATAAAAGAGGGCGCAAAAGGGAAGTTTTTTTCAATCAAATTGTCCGATCCATACGTCAAACCGGAAGCGGCACCAGTTGCGGAAACGTCCGACGATTTGCCCTTTTAATCGGCAAAATGACAAACAAAGCGAAAAGCGGTTTCAGATATGAAGCCGTTTTTTTTTGAAAATAATTTTGCAAATTGAAAATATATTTTTAGTTTTATAAAAAATTAACAAAATGGAAAATTTATTGGAATTCCTTTATTGGCGAATTGACGCGTTGCAAAACAACATTTCACGGCTTCAAAAGGAGAATAAAAATTTAAAGAAAATCATTAAAGAAATAAACAATTATAAAATCATAGAATAATGAAAACACAATTTGATTCAAATGAAAAATATCATTCGTCGCCGGCAATTAGCGCGTCGGGGTTAAAAGCTATTTATAAAAAATCGGTATATCATTTCATTAACCAAAAACCGTTTGAGAGTTCCGCAATGGCATTGGGGACGGCGGTTCATTGCGCAATGTTAGAACCGGAAATGTATTATAAGGATTTTCACGTTATGCCGAAAATTGACCGCCGGACAAAAGCGGGAAAAGAACAATTTGAAATGGAACAAAAAAAGGCCGCCGGCAAAAAAATTGTTTCATTTGATGATCACGAAAAAATCACCAAAATTTTGGAAAACTTCCGAAATCACGATTTGGCGCAAAAGTATTGTCAAGGCGAAATTGAATTATCGCATTACGGCAAACACGAGGGTTTGGACGTTCGCGTCCGTCCGGATTGTTTGAATCGCGTTTCGGGGTTTATATCAGACGTCAAAACGTGTCAAGACAATTCGCCCGTTGCGTTTCGCCGGGACGTTTATAAATACGCTTATCATTTACAAGCTGCGTTTTATTTAGACCAATGCGGCCTTGATAACTTTAAATTCATTGCAGTTGAAACAAATTACCCGTTCACGGTTGAGGTTTACACATTAAGCGACGAAATGATTGAGCAAGGCCGCAAGGCGTGGAAACGCGCGTTTGACGATTGGAAAATTTATTGTGACACCGGGATTGTTTCCGGCTACACCTGGAATGAGTTTCACGACGACGGAAGTTTAATATTATAACATTATGGAATTAGAATATTTGATAAAAAAAGTCAACAAACATTTCAATTGTGACATCACAAAAAACAGCCGTGAACGTGAATTGGTTATGGCGCGCGCGGTTTATTTTTGGCTTGCAAAATACACAACTAAAAAATCAGTTAAAAAAATCGGTGCGGCCGTTGGACGCGATCACGCTTCGGTTTTATATGGTTTGGCGAATTTGGATAATTGGGTTAATTGGGACGACTTTTTTCGCGTTGATTTTCAGGCGTTGAAATTAATTATTTTAAGCAGCTATGAAACCAAAAAAATGACGCCCGAATCATTACTTTACAAATACAATACATTATTAATTGAAAACGACGTATTAAAAAAACAACTTAAAAAATATCAAAAATGATTGAAAACAATAAAATATACAATGAAGATTGTTTGACAACAATGTCAAAAATTGATGATTGTTCGGTTGATTTAATTATAACTTCACCGCCTTACAATAAAAACTTTTATACAAAAACTAAAAAAATAAGCAAAAAGGATTCGTCAAATTTTAGGACAATCGAATATGATTCTTATAATGACAATTTATCGCCAATACATTATGCTCAATGGCAAACTAAAATTTTAAAGGAATGTTGTAGAATATTAAAAGAAACCGGAAGCATTTTTTATAATCATATGGACATTTTAAGCAATCACAACACAATTCACCCAAGTTTTATTTATGATTTTCCGGTCAAACAAGTTTTGATTTGGGATCGATTTAACACCCCAAAATTAGACAAAAGCTATTTTTTTCCAATTAACGAATATGTTTTTTGGATAAAAAAAAGTAAAAATTCAAAAACTAAATTTTACAGAAATCAAATGTCTTTTAAAAATAGCATTATAAGAATTGGCGCCGACACTAAAAATCCACACCCGGCGCCATTTCCAATTCAATTAGCAAACAATTTTGTTTTGGGTTGCACCGATGAAAATGATGTGGTTTATGATCCTTTTATGGGAAGTGGAACAACTGCAATCGCTTCATTAAATAACAATCGAAACTTTATTGGAAGTGAAATTTCAACAAAATATTTTGAAATGTCAAATAAAAAATTAACTCAAAACAAAGCACAACAAAAATTATTTTAAAAACAAAAAAATGAATTATAAAAACCAAACAAACGCGATTGAAAACGAAACGTTTGACGCGTACAGAACCCAACAAAAAGAAATTGAAAAGGCCAAAAAGATGCTTAAAAAAAATGGCTTTGTCATAACTAAAAAACAAAAATCGTGAATCCGGCATTTTTTCACCCGTGTCCGGTTTGTTTTGCGTTGTGTTTTTTGGGATATTTGTATTTTAAGAAACGCAAAAAATAAAAAACCAATGGCGAATCCCTATTCAAAATATTTAAAAGGTGAGGACAAAATGCAGCGCGCAATAATTAACTATTTAGAACTGCAACACCCAAACGCGGTATTCACACACCCAATGAATGAGGGACGGCGAACACCGTTCGAACAATACAAAATGAAATATTTAGGGACAAAGCCAGGAATTCCGGATTTATTGATATTTACGCCAAACGCCAATTTTAGCGGTTTAGCGCTTGAATTAAAATATAAATATAACAAACCCACGGAAAGGCAAAAAAAGTGGCTTAAATGGCTTAAAAACTGCAATTGGGCGGCGATTTGGTCAAATGATTTGGAACAATGCATTGAAACAATAGACAAATATTTTAAAAATGAATTAAAAATTACACCACAAAAATGAAATATCACACTATTTATTTTGATGATAAAAATCAAAAAATTCGTTTCACACAAAGTTCACCGGACGACATCGCGGTTTCTTACAATTACATTGGCAAATCAACCCGCGTTGAATTTGATTTGTTCATTGAATTACTATGGTATAAATTCGAGGACGGAGACATTGAATTGGAACAACTGAAAAAAATATTTGACGATTTACGTTCCTTTTGCGATCATATAAAATACAATTTGATTTTGTGATTAATTTTTATAAATTTGTTTTTTGCGTCGCGGCATTAAAATTTTACCAAAACCCTATTGATGAAGCGACCGCGACCGCCGATTTGATAGGGTTATTTTTTTAAATATGCAATACAATAAGATTTTCAAGCCAAAAAAATTTGACCGGTTCACGGTTGTTCCGAATGCAATATTTAGACACAAAGGCATTTCAGCAGCTTCGACCGGTTTATATTGTTGGCTTTTTTCCCACGATTCAAACACCGAAATGACCGTGCAATTCATTTGCGGCCATTTTAAAGAGGGCAAAGACGCCATTAACAAAAGAATAAAAGAATTGATTGAAACGGGTTTTTTGGTGCGCGTTGAGGTTCGCAAGGGCGGCAAATTCGCGGGATATAATTATCATCTAAATGACACCGCAACCGGAAAAACCGGCGCCGGAAAAACCGCGGCGGTTTTTACCGCTGCGGTAAATCCGCAACAAAGTAATACTAATATAAACTATACTAATAAAGAAATACTAAAAAAAGAAATACCCACAAAATCGGAAAAGCGCCAATTTGACGATAAAACCAAAACGGCGTTTCCGCATTTTGCAGCATTATTTGATTTGAAATACCGCCCAAAAACCGAAACCCAAAAAATCAAATGGTTGGATTGTTTGGACAAACTGCAAAGGTTGGACGGTTACGATTTGCGCGAAGTTTACAATGTTTCTAAAAATTTGCGAAATGATGAGTTTTGGCAAAATAATTTTTTATCAATTCTAAAATTAAGAAACACCGACAAAAACGGCATCAAATACATTGACCGCTTTATGATCCAACATAAGGCAAAACAAAAACCGGTTGGATTTACTAAAATTAAAAACCTTAAAGAATTTTTTATATACAAAAACCCGTCCAACGGAAAAAAAGAAATAGGCGCCAAAACTAAAAATGGCGACATTCACGAATTCCAAATCCGGGGTTTAATGATGACAAACGAATTCCAGGAATTAAAAAAATACGTTTTGAATGAATTATAAAAAATTCAAAATCCCGGAAAAACTAAAAAATGATGTTTGGCATTTCGTCAATCAACATAATATAGGCAACCGCTTTGAATTCAACGGTTCAAAAGAACAACAATTCGTTGGATTGATTGGTGAAATAATGGTGAAACGATTGTTTGGTTTTGATCACGAATTTAAAAATGGTTTTGACGGCGGTTTTGATTTTGAATACAAAGGCCTAAAAATTGACGTTAAAACAATGGGACGCAATGTTGATGTCAAAGATTATTTTGTCAACAATTTCGTGGCGCATCAAATAAAATATGATTGTGATATTTATATATTTTGTTCACTTAACAAGCGAAAAAATGAATTGACAATTTGCGGTTATATTGGTAAAAAAGAATTGTTGAAAGTTGCAACGTTGATAAAAAAAGGCACAATCAGAACATTAAAAGACGGAACAACGTTTCCATTGAAAACATCAAATTTTGAAATTAAAAACACCGATTTAAAAAACATTGAAAATTTATTTTATTATTTACCTAAAATTTAAAACAAAAATGAAAATAACAAACGAGGACAATATGGAATTAATGGCGCGTTATGAAGACAATTATTTTGATTTGGCGATTGTTGATCCGCCTTATGGGATTGAGAGATTTAAAAAAGTTACAGAAAACCCAACAATTAAAGATGTTCACGCTAAACGGTTTCAAAAAATGGAATTAATTAATAATACAAAACCATCAAATAAATATTGGCAAGAATTATTTAGAGTAAGTAAAAATCAAATTGTTTGGGGTGCAAATAATTTTACATTACCCGAAAGCGAATATTTTTTAATTTGGGATAAAAAACAAGCAATGCCAAACTTTGCAAGATGTGAATTGGCTTTTGTATCTATGGGCTTAAAAAAACCCGCAAAAATTTTTGAATATTCTATTCACAAACATAATCAAATAAAAAAAATTCACAATACACAAAAACCAGTAAAACTTTACGAATGGCTTTTAATGAATTACGCAAAAGACGGTTTTAGAATACTCGACACGCATTTGGGTAGTGGAAGTATTGCGATTGCGTGCCACAATTTAGGGTTTGACTTAACCGCGTGTGAATTAGACAAAGACTATTATTATGCAGCAATAAAACGAATTGAACAACACAAAGCACAACAAAGATTATTTTAATATTTGAAAATATTTTTTTAGTTTAGCATTTGAAAAACAATAAACAATGAAAACATTTAACGATTTCGGCATTGACATCGGCAACAAATCGACCGGTAAAATAAAAACCCAATGTCCACAATGCAGCCACACACGAAAAAACAAACGCGACAAATGTTTGTCCGTTGATATTGACAAAGGTTTATTCAATTGTCACAACTGCGGGTTTTCCGGCACTACTAAATTTGAAAAGAAAAAAGAATTTGTCCGTCCGGAAAAAATAAAAGTCAATTTAACCGAACGCGTTGTCAAATGGTTCGGTGAACGTGGCATTTCAGAACCAACGCTTCAACATTGGAAAATTGGCGAATCATTAGAGTATTTTCCGCAAGTAGGTAAAAAACGCCGCGCGATCAATTTCAATTATTATCGCGAAAATGATTTGGTGAATGTCAAATATCGTGACGGGCAAAAGAATTTTAAAATGGTTTCCGGCGCTGAATTAATATTTTACGGCCTTGACAATATAAAAACAATGGAAAAAATATTCATTGTTGAGGGCGAAATTGACGCATTGTCATTGCACGAAGCCGGGATTTATTCCGTTTGTTCCGTTCCGAACGGCGCATCAAAAGGAAATCAACGTTTGGAATATTTGGACAACTGCTTTGAATACTTTAAAGACAAAAAAGAAATCATACTTTGCACCGACAACGACAACCCCGGGATTGAATTACGCAATGAATTAGCGCGACGCTTCGGCGCTTATCGTTGCAAATACGTTGATTTTGGCGCTTTTAAGGACGCCAACGAGATATTGACAACAAAAGGTGCCGAAACTTTGCGAAACGTCATTAAAACGGCTAAAAACTTCCCATTGGAAGGCGTGTTGAATTTAGATAATATTTGGGATTCCGTTTTAAATTATAACGAAAACGGCGTCAAAAATTATTCTATTGGTTTGCCAAACGCCGATAATTATTTCAAAATGGAATTGGGACAATGGTCCGTTGTGACCGGGATTCCGAATTCGGGCAAATCGGACGTAATGGATCAAATATGTTGCAATATGGCGTTAAAATACGATATGCGTTGCGCTATGTTTGCGCCGGAGTCTTTTCCATACGAGGGCCACATTAAACGCATCGCGAATAAATTAAACGAAACCAATTGCAACAATGACCAATTGAACCAAACAAAAGATTTCATTCAAGATCATTTTTTTTGGGTTAAAATAGATTTAGAAAATTTAACGCTAAAAGGGATATTAAACGCCTTTAAAGAATTAGTATTTCAAAAGGGAATCAACGTTTGCGTCATTGATCCCTGGAATATGTTGGACCATTCAGCGCAACGAGACCATTCCTATATTGGCCGGGCGCTTTCAGAAATAACACAATTTTGTCAACAAACAAACACCCACTTGTTTTTAGTGGCGCACCCGCGAAAAATAGAATCCGAAAATGGACGGTATAAAAAGCCGACACTTTATGACATCAGCGGTTCAGCCGATTTTTTCAATAAGGCCTACAACGGTTTAATTGTTTACCGCTGCATTGGTGAACGTACTAAATTCAAATCCGACGTGGTTAAAATATACATTGAAAAGGTCAAACGAAAAGAAAATGGACAATTGGGCGATTTTGATATTGCACCGGATTTCAACAATGGCGGGATTTACAAAGACATTGATTTGGAAACAAAAAAATTCGAAGTGATTAAAGATAATATCCCGTTTTAATTATGGCAAAGGCAATACAACCCACACCGGAACATCAAAAGGCGCTTAAATGGTGCTTAAAAAACGAAATAAAGGTATCACAACACCCAACATTGAAAGGCTTGCGCGTTGAAATAAACAATCGCGGCACCCGGATTTTGTCCCCGGAAACATATTCCAAAATCCAGGCAAACAATAAATGTTGGGAATTATATTTGTACCTTTACAAAAAATATTATTAGTTATGAGATTAAATTTTAATACTATTATCTACCCGATTTTCGGTTGTTTAATTGGCGTAAATTATTGGAATTCAACAATGGATCACGTTATGATTGAATCAGCAGCCGACGACGCCGACGAACATTGTTTGGAATTTCATTTGTTTGTCATTGGTATTTCCTTTGTTTGGTACACCGAAAAATAAATAGTTTAATTACATAATAATAAATAAGATTAGTTGACACTTTTCGTCAATTTATAATTAATTATTTTTGCAGTATGGCAACGAAAACCAACATATTAAAAAACAATTTAATTCAAGCGTTGGAACAATCATTGGGAATTGTGACGACCGCTTGCAAAGTTGTCGGTTGCAACCGTTCAACGTTTTACAAGTATTACAAAAGCGACAAAGTATTCCGGGCAAAGGTCGACGAGCTGCAAGACCTTACATTGGATTTCGTTGAATCACAATTGCACGAACAAATAAAAGAGGGCAACACAACGGCAACAATATTCTATTTGAAAACAAAAGGAAAAAAACGCGGGTTCATTGAACGTCAGGAAATACAAATGGACGGCAACATTGAATCAAAAGTCATTGAATGGACACCGGCAAAGGACAAATAAAAGAGTTTTGTAACGTTCAATTTTACCAAACGTTGAATTCAAAGGCTCGAATTAAAGTACATCAAGGCGGGACGCGTTCCGGTAAAACGTATGCCATTTGTCAATTCTTAATTTATAAGCTAACCACAACCAAAAAGCCGATTACAATATCAATCGTCCGGAAAACATTGCCGGCGCTTAAAAGGTCGGTATTACGCGATTTTATCGCCATTGCCACTAAATTGGGGGTTTATTATAAAGGCGAACACAACAAAGCGGAAAACACCTTTAAATTCAACGGCTCGATTGTTCAATTCTTATCAACCGACGACCCGCAAAAAATCCGTGGCGCCAAACACGATATTTGTTTTTTGAACGAGGCCAACGAATTGACGTTTGAGGATTTTCGTCAATTGAATATGCGTACCGTTGGCGAATTGATAATTGACTTCAACCCGT